TTTTACTGCATCATCTTTTATTTGTACTCGTACAGCAGGACCTATTTTGTTCCCCCTCTTCATTTGAAACTGTACTAATTCTTCAGTCTCTAATACTTTTGTACCCTCTTTCTTTACTTTACCTGCTTCATTTAATAATGGTTTAAACACATAAAGTTTTAAATAGTTTGGATCATTATTTTCTAATGCTTCTAATTGAGGGCCTGTAAGCTCATCTAGAAATACTAAGTTACTTGCTTTTCCTGTTGGGCTTTCTAGGATTTCTATCAGGTTTCCGTTTGAATCTACTACATTTTGATACTCCCCAAACTGGGTCATTGTAGCAAAAAATTGTGGATTCCAACCTTGAGGATAAGTTTTTTGAAGAGCCCTCATATTTATTGTAGTAGGATTGTCTTCAATTATTATTACTTCCGACTGCTCTTGGGCGGTTTGCCCTGATTCCTTACCCGAAGTAGCTTCGACAACTTCCAGTTTTTCTTCGTTTTGAGATACTGGGCTTTGCTCCACTTGGTTCCATCCTCCCATTGCTTCTGTGCTCGTATCCAGATCGTCGATAGTAATGTCATTCTCTTCTACTTTTTGTTTAGTATTTTCTGTTAGTACAGTTTGATCCTCTAAACTTTCCGTGGTTTGTTCTACGGCTGGAGTCGCGTTACTGGTCGTGCCTGCTGCAATGGCTTCTGCTTCTTGTTGTTTCTGAGCGAGTTCAGATGTTTTACTCTCTCCCATTTGGTCTTGCTGGATAATTCCTTTTGTAATTCGTCCGGTAGCATCCGGTTGAGTAGTGCTAATTTCATTGTATGTTGTTTTAAGATTATTAACTGTTTCTTGAAGTTTATTTGTTAACTGTATATTACCTGATCTTAGTACGGCTTCATTTAGCTCTCCAGTAAGAACGTTTCCGTTCTCATCTCTAGCAATTAAGCCTTGCGTAAATAGGTCTGTTTGTCCGTAACTCAAAATGTATTCATTACCTTGATACTCTACAATCATGAAATCATCTTGAACTAATTCTGTAAATCTAGTACGCTTTACAGCTTCTAGTGTTTCTATTACATCTGCTATTTCATATGTAACAGAAGGACTAGTAAATGTTATTTTTTTACCATCCCATCTAGTTAATGTAACAGATACTACATTAGCCTCACTATCATATTCTATAGCGCTTGAAGGCTCTGAATTAAGATTATTATAAAACTCTCCATTAATATTAAAAGTTTTACCATCAGCTTGAATGCTAATATCTAAATTAGCATCTCTTAGCATTAACATATCTAAGTATCCTAATGTTGGACCATTGGTAAATTGTCCTTTAGAGTTTCTAAATACTTTATTATCTTGTTCTTGAGTAATAATATACTCTTTATTAGTTTCTCCTTCTCTAAAAATAAGTTCATTACTTTCAGTGTCCATATAAAGCATACCAACTTTATCACCCCATACTACAGTAACATGTTTTGTCATGTTATCAAATAGCTCAGTGATTAGAAAGTCTTGACTTTCCTTCTCGCCATACATACTTTTATTCCATTCTGCTTTATTTTCTCTCTGCTCTTGTTCTATCTTAACTCTACGAGCTTGTTCTTTTCTTGAAAGTTTAGGATTAAATAACTCTTCATGCATTTCTACAAAAGACTTGTTTATATCTTCACTTATTTCTTTAGATACCTCAGCTGCTTCTGCACGCATTTCTTCTACTATATCAGCATATGCTTTTTTTGTTTCATGGCTTATAAATAAATCTATAACTTTATTTGCATACTCAGCTATAACTGGATTATTCATAAACTCAGCAAAAAATTCTTTAATTTGCTGCTCTGTAATATTAGGATTTTCATTTAGTAAATCCCTAAAGTCTTGTTTTATACCATTGTTTATAGCCTCTTCTGCTCTACTTGCAGCTGAACTTGCTACCTCTTCTCTACCTTCTGCTATAATTCTTTTAACTCTATCTTTTTCAGTCTCCTCAGCAAATGCCTGTTCCACTTTAGCATTATCCTCTCTCTTCCCATTTAGCATGTCTTGAAGCGCTGTCCATGCAGCATCTCTATTAAGCTCAAATTGTCCTTTTCTTTGTTCTAGGTAAGCCTTGCTATCTGTGTTAACTTCATTAAGAAACTTATTTTCCGCTTCAAATGCTTTAGCGTCATAACTTTCTTGTGAATCCTTTGCCAACGCCGCGGACTCTTGCTCTGTTTCACTTTGAATTTGTGTTGCTTTTTCAATTAGTTGGTCTAAAAACTGCATAGTTTCTAGAGCCTCTTTGTTAGATTCAGTAGCTTCTGTATCAGGGTTTGTACTCTCTGTTGCAGCCTGCTGTCTAGCATAAGTAAGTTGATCTATCTGTGCTTGTATAGCCTCACGTTTAGCTTTTAGCTCATATCTTTTCTTTGTATTAGGCCCTATTGCAAATTGTTGTTGTGTAAAAGCATCTGACTCATCTAGATTATTAATCTGTTCGTCTACAGCATTAACTAAGTTTTGATAAATATCAACAGCCATGTCCATATTAGTAAGAGCGTTTGCTACACCATAACTATATTTCTTTCCTGTTATTCTATTTACATAACTATTAAATTTCTTTTCAGTCTTAAGTATTAAGTCAGTTAAAGCTTTCCTATTAGATGCTACTTCATCTCCAGTTACTCCATACTCTCCTAATAGTTCTTCATATATAGGATCCGCAAGCATATCAACTAATAAATCTGTTGTACCTGCACGAGCAGCATTAAGAGCCAGTCCAAGAGCCATTAGTTCGTCCTGCTCTTTCATTCCATTTGTATCCCCTCTCTGCTCTGCTTTTTGTCTTTTCTTTAAAGATTCTCTTAAGACATCAACTCTATTATTTATTTCTTTTATAGCCTCAGCATCCTTAGCCTTTTGAGCTTTAGCATTTTTTGCACTAGATACACCTGTAAATATTCCTCCACCTATTGCCCCCATAAAAGCAGCTGTCCACATCTCACCATCATTTGCATATCTATTTAATCTATCTGCAAAACTACCATCTATAAAATCTCTATTTTCCCATCCTGTATTTCCTGCTAATACATCTCCATAATGTATACCTTCTTGCATGGAAACAAAATTCCACATCTCTTCAACTCCTTCAGTAGCAGACCAGAATGCCCAGTGTCTTGCTCGTGGAGTTGCTGCTAATACTTTCCCAAATCTAGTTTTGGGTAATTTAGGATTTTTTAAAATAGCATTTTGCGCTCCTTTAGCAGTTTTTGAATGTCCGAATAGTCCTGCTCGAGTAGATCTACCAACTCCCTTAAAGAAAAGAGCTGATTGTGCTATATCAAATACAAGGTTAACATAGTTCATGTTGTATGCCTTAGCTGCAGATTTACCTGCTATATGTTTCGCTGCAGTTTCTCTTAAGTTACGTGCGTCTAAACCAATACCTAATTTATCTAACATAGATCTTCCATCCGGACTTTTTAAATAAGCATCTAATTTTTCTTGGTTCCCAAAATAATTAAAGTTTTTATCGTACCCAAGTTGAAAAGTTTCTGCTGCTTCTCTATAGTTTTCCATATGACGAGAACTAAGTCCCATAATACTAGACTTAGTTAGCCATTTAGCAGTTCGACTTAAATTAAGACTATTAGCAATAGCAGCATTTGCCTTAGCTGATTTTAAACCTTTTGTGGCAACATTTAATACTCTTAATCCTCTGGCTGCCATACCTACTCCTTTAGTTACAGCGAGTCCAGGAAGAAACATAGATATAGATGAAACTATTGACACTCCATTTGAAGCCCACCAATCTCCATCTCCCCATCTAAAGTCTTCACTTGTTGGTTTTAAATATATAGGAGTTTTTTCTCTTGCCCATTCTCTTACATCTTCTCCGAATCCTGTAATACCATTAGAAAAGTCATCGGATAAATCTCCGTCCATAGCATCCAGAATAGCACCGAAACCTTGAATGGTTCCTCCCACTATTTCTCCCATAACAGCTTGACTTAAAAATCCTCCAAATCTTGACCATCCAGTTTGATCTCTGTGAAGCTGTCTTCCTATATCACCATAATCTTTTACATCCCAATCTATATCTGAATTCTCATATATATTTCCAGGAATTACAGTAGGTCTGTTGTATCTATTATTATCAAAATCTAGTGCAGTCTGATCATTGATAATGTCAGTCATATCCCAATCTCCATTAGGAAGTTGATATTGTTTAGAAACAGATGTTTCCTTTGGAAGGTTTGTAGTTGGATCTAGAGACTCATTACCAAGACCCTCAACGATAGGTAAACCCGACGTAGGATCTACCCCGTCGACTTTTTTTTGTTTTTTTGCCATTTTAAACTAATTTTAGTTTCTATTTTGCCCATGACGGATAAACATATCCGCTGGATGCACCTGGTAATTCTCCGAGTGACCAGTGCCACCACTCTTTATCAAACTGTTTCATGTTTGGAAGAGGATCTGCCTCTCTGTAAACACTACTTGATTTATGCATATCTTTAACCACCTGAGGAGTTTTACCCATATGGTCAAACAATGAAGTAAGTGAAGTATTAAAGTAATCAGGGAATATTTTATTTCCGCCGGTACCTGTTAACTCACTAACTTTGAATCCACTTCTAGTACTATTAGTTCTATCATACCCTTCAGAGGTAGTATGTGCTCCTTTAGTATTAGTTCCTATACTACTAATATTTCCAGTTTTATCTACTAATATGTAATCATACATACCTACAGTATTATCTAGATCTATAGCTTGTCCCATCACATGGAAGCCTCCCTCTTCAGGATTTGCTACCGGAGGTCCTACTTTTCCACCAGATACCCAATCATCATACATATTTTTTTGTTGTGCAAAACTTCTAGCTCCACTGGCCAAAGGTAATGAAAATTCACCATTTACACTAGAAACTGGAACTAATTCTAAGTCTCCATTATTTAATAGTGTGGTAAAGTTCTGTGTACTACCGTCATTCATAGTTACATCTGCATCCTTAAATTTACTAGATATTGTAGAACTTAAATCATTATGACGCTGTTCTCCGTAAGCCTTACTTTGATATGCTAGAATATCTGCTGTCTGTTTATTTAATCCTTCAAACCCATTATTAAATGTCCATCCATTATTAGTATTATAAGAACTCATCTGAACATCATTTACTCTTTGTTCAGGTAACATAACTTGTCCTGGTCTTAAATTAGTTGAGAAGTATTCTCCTGATACATCTATACCCCTTGCTTCAGAAGCTACATTTACAGGAACTCCTTCTCTTGCTATAGGATTTGGATTTTGTTTAAATTCATTTGCATAGAATGCTTTAGACCCTGCATAAGTTGGGTCATTAAGTGTTATAAGCATACCTATCTCTTGCATGTCACTATCTACATTAAATAGTTCGTTCCCTGTTGTATATACAGGCTCCCCATTTATAACTGTTTTAATAAGACCCGCTTGAGGTTGGAATATATATTGTTCATTTGTAATAGGTGTACCATCTGGGTTTTGATTAAAGTAATAATATCCAAGTGGGTTATTTTCCCCATCTTCTGCTGAAGACATACTTATATTTCCTGGAGATCTACTAGCTCGAGCAAAGTCTATTGAACCTCTTTCGTTAGCATCCCAGTTTTGTTTTTGCGCTTCTGTTCTTGGTAATGTAACCATCTCAGTCATACCACTACCATCACCAAGAGGTCGTTCAAATTCTCCTTGGTTTCTCCAAGTTCTTCTAACCTCATCTGGCGCTTTAAATACTAAGTCTATAGTATCATTAGAATCTTTACTATCTTTAGGTAATGTTAGAATACCTAAGTATTCACCGTCTGGTGTAGGCTGTGTTAGCCATACAAAGTTATCTTTAAATTTACCTTGTAAGAAATCATCTACAACATCTTTATTAACTTTATCTTTACCTGTTCCTATAATATCAGCCCACTTAACCTTTGAACCGTTAGTTAAAGTAAACTCAGTATCTGCTTGTCCTAGTATTGTAGGTAATTTTTTCACAAGTTCTGTATCTACTTTTTTACTTCCCGATGATGATACTGTAGGAGCTTGGACACCTCTTCCATCAAAGTAACCATTGTTACTCTGTATTACATTTACTCTGTCCATCAGTGGAGAATCTTCACTTCCACCCATCAATGAAACATTATTAAATAATCCTTTAGCTTGATCCATATATTTAAAGATATTATCCTGAGGACCTTTTGCATCTCTATTAGTCTGCTCTACATTTTGAACTTCTCCATTAGCATCAAATTGTATTGCATTCCAACCATGCATATTCCAATCCGGATTAATTGTTCCATCTTGTAGAACTCTGTCTACATAGACATATTTTCCCTTATCATCCATATATTTAATACCTTCAGCAGTCTCTAAAACAGCCATATCTTTTGCGGCTTGTTGAGTTAAACCTATTAAAGCCATAGAAGATTGTTCATACTGGAACTTAGCATTATCTATTTTTGATTGCCACTCTTTATGATACGGATCATTTAAACTATACTGACCTTTAGTAGCTTCATACTCACGTACTAAACTTTCATAAGTTACTGAATTATCATTTACTATATTTACATACTTATCAATAGGATCATTTAAATCACTTATTAGTTCACTTCCATCTGCATGTGGTGTTCTTACAGTACCTGCCTGGATACTACTTTGTGCTCCTACTTTAACTACCCAATCAGATTTATCAATAGGATATTTGTTCTTATTTCTTTGTGAATTATCATAAGTTCTTTCTCCTGCTTCACCTGTAAATGTATATTTCTCACCCATGTAGCCTACGTAATCAGTTGATGCCCATTGGTTTAAGGTGTTTGGATCATCTTTAATCTTTTGAAGAGCCTTCTTCTTTGCTACTGCCATAGGATTCTCAATCATACCTTCTCCATCTGGATTCTGAATCATTGCTGGAGGGTCTCCAAATACAGCATTAATTGCATGTGTTGCAGATCCCATTCTCCCTTTCTCACCCATCATTTGAACTTCTGCAGCTATTTCTAATTGCATATTGTTTGGTAAATATGTATAGTTTTCTAGTGCAGATTTATATATTTTTTGTCTAGTAATAGCTTTACGCTCATTCATAACAGTTAATCCTGTATTAGGATTTTCCTCTGTCCATTTAGTCCAGCTTGCTTTAATAGGATTAAAGATTTGTTCATTAGCTGTTTTTATTTGTTTAGAAGGTTTGTGTATTCCTGCATATGTATAAGGAGCTAAAACTGTTTGGCCTGTTGAATTCACTTTCCATCCATCTGTACTTTCATTATCTACTTCCCATTTATACCCACTAGGAGAGTTTTCATCTTCTACTCTTTTATATCCAAAATGCGTCTGCTCAAACCAGTCTCTTTCAGCCCCGAATAAAGGATTGTAATCTTCCGAGTAATTTCCTTCCTTTCTTGCTTTTGCAATATCCGGATCTAAATCCTCTTCTAAAGCTCTAGTAGTTTCTTTAATAGCGTATAGATTTCCGTCATTAAAATCTAGGTCTAATTTATTTTTAATCTTTGTTAATTCAGGAACCATGTCAGCATACCTTCCCCCATGCTTATCGTACAATGCACCCAGTTCTGCATCTAAACCTTTTCTTATACCTCCTAATACAGTGGCATGTTGATTTGTAGATGCTCTAACTTTAAGTATTTCATCATCTAGACTATTATTAAGCTTCTCACCAGCATCGTGTTCTTTTTGTACTTGGGCATATGCCATAGACATTTCCTTAAACGGAAGTCTAACATATGTATTTAATAGGGGCTGTTCAGCCGGTTTCATAAATCTATTTACTGCCATTTTTTATTGTATATATTTTCCAATTATTTCTTTTAACTCAGGATACTTTTCTATAAGTTTATCCAAGTCACCGCTTTCTGATAGCTTATCAAAATCAATACCTCCATCTCTATTAATATACAGTTCTGCATCTGGATATATATGTTTTAATAGTCCTTGTAATTGTTTATCATGAGCCATCTCATTCTTCATCTTAGTTTGCAGTTGATTGTAACCTGAAAGCCCTTCCCATCCTTTAGCTTCAAATGCTTGAACTGCTGCTCTATTCTTAGCTTGAGCTGTATCAACTCTTACGCCTTCAGCTCTATTATTTTCTCCTAAACTAAATAATGATTCATTTGCAATCTTTAATCCTAGTTGATCTGCTTTAGTTTTACCTTCAAAGAGTTTAGCATCCGCTTCATTTTGGAAGTTCTGACCTCTTAATAATGTATTCATCATACTACCACTAGAACCATCAGACCCTTCTCTAGCTAAATATTTTAACTGATTAAAATTATCTTCATTCTCTTTTAAGGCTGAAGTAATATCTGTATTAGTAAGAAGTTCTAAGTTTTGTCTTATCTGAGCTTCGTTCTCATTCTCTATAAATGGCACTACTTCTGGACTCTCCTTACCTTTTTTCCTGTTATAAAGCGTTGGGCCAAGATTTAGAAAGTGGTTTAACAGATCCTTAGTACCAGTTTTTGCGTCTTTTCCGAGTTGTTCATTTCTTAACTTTCGAGCTGCAGCTGCCGCCTCTTCTTCTGGAGTTAAAGGTTTATTTTCTTCTGCTATTTTTTCTAAGTTTAGAGTTTCATCAAACTTCATTTTCTCTCTATTGATAATAGATCTAACATCTTCTTTTGATTTACCGTCTGCAAGAAGTGATGTTTCTAAATGCTTGAAATACTTACGCCTACTTAAACCAGCATCTGCTCCATAATTAGATTCCCAATTCATAGGAATACCACTATTATAATATCTTTGTGTAGCTTTAGCTTTATTAAATGCCTCCATATCTACAACTCCTTCCTCATTTGTAAAGTCAGCTTTATTAACTTTATTTGTACCTATCCCATAATTTCTTTGTAATTCTTCATTTCTCCAGTCACTAAAGTCTGATGATAAATAATCATACATTCCTTGTGGACTATCAAAAGTATCGTCCCCTACTTTGTATCCTCCCTCTGGATAGTTTAGAGTTAACTCGTCCATAAGTTGACTCTTCTCGCCCATATAGTTTTTATCTAACGTAAAAGTTTGATCATCGTCTCCTAGAACAAATCCAGAATTATATTTCATATACTGATTAAAATCATAAGGTTCAAAATCAGATCCTCCATTCTCTGCTTTAGGTAATCCATACTCAGCGCCTACAAGTTGTTGATCTTCAGCGCTTAACTGACTCATATCTATATCTCCCATAGGATTAGCTGCCATCCCAGCTTGTTCTTCCATCTGATTTGCTGATGCAGACAGTTGAGATTGTTGTTGCTCTGCCATGAACTGTTTAAATAAGTCTGGGAAAGCCTCGTTTAATTCTTCAGGGGCAGCACCTCCTTGAACCATCTCCATAAATTTAGATTGTCTCGCAGACTCTTGTTCCTTTTGTAGGTCCATAAGTTTTTGATTCCAAGCCTCGATCATCGATGCGGCTGTAGTCTTTGTGATACCGTCTCCATTTTCCATTTCTTTTTTAAATCTTGATATATGACCTCCTATTCTTTCTGCAGCTTCTGCAAAATTAGATTCCCATACTTTAGATTTAAGGCTCTTAGAAAATACATATTGGTTTCCTCCGCCTTCTACTATCTCCCCTGTATGTCCATCAGGATCCGTAGTCTCATGAGAATTACCTTCTAACATAGAAAGCATTGCTTCATTTGGTTCCCCATCTAGTTGTTGCGTTTCTCCTGTAGTAACTGGTACTTGCCCACTTTCGTGCATAATAACTTCTCCTCCTTCAGCCTCATAGTCTGGTCCTTGTTCTACATTTCCACCCGCATTATATTGTTGTTCTATTCCTTGTGATTTAAATTGTTGATCATGGCTTAATGGATTTACTACACCATTTATCATAGCAGCTGTTAAACCTGGTTGGAATTGATTAGCTCCTCCCATATTCATTTTAGGTACGCTTCCACCATATCTAGCACTTGTACCACCTAATACCTCACCATAGTCAACTGCATCTCCTAGATCTCCACCTCCACCACCGCCGAACATATCTCCCATTTTACCAAAGTCTCCACCAGTAAACATTCCTGCAATCTCGCCAACAGCATCTTTCCCAAAATCATCCCAAAAATCAGGAGCTTCTCCATCATAAGCAGCTTTTACACCTAATGCATCTGTACGTGTTGATAAATCTAACGTTTCTTTATTTGCATTTTTCTTATTTAAAGCTAGTAGATCATCGCTAGCTCTAGAAGCATCAATCTTATTATCAAAATGGTGTTTCTGTTCTCCTTTATACCCCCAATAGTCTAATCCAAGATTAAGTAATGTTCCTAATCCTGGAACTACATAATTAAATGTTTTCATAAAACCAGTATCTGCCACTTCGCCCATCTTCATACCAAAGTTATCATACCTAGCATCTGCATTAGAATAGTCAGATAGATGTCCGTCTGTAGCGTGCTTATATAATCCTTGCCCCATACCAAGTTCAGCTTTAGGCATCTTACCCTGATAAGTAGGCATCCCTCCATATTTACGATAATCAAAGAATTTCTGTTTGTCTTTTGGTTCAGTAGTTTCTTCTTGGATAGGATTATTCCCCATACCTCCAATTATGTTTTCACTTAAATCCATAGATCTATTACTCTTATCTACATTACCAAAATCATTCATCTCGTTAGAGAATACTGGCATCTGATTAAAGTTAACATCATTTAAAAATAATTGTTTCAAAGCTTCTGGATCACTTGAGCTTTGCATTACATCAGAGCGTCTTGCATTCTTTGCAAACCACATCTTAAATGTTGGATCTTCTTGAGGGCTGCCTGCACTCCCTCCCATTTCTTTTTGTTCTACTTTTAAGGGATCTACATTTTTAGCATCCCTATTGATATTAAGATTTAGGGTTTCCATTTCCTCTTCAGTAGGCTTTACTCTAACTTCTTTAGTTCCTTTTGGATATTTAAAACTATTAAATAAACTATGTTCATTGTCTTCATAGTTTAATATATTTCCCTCACCATCAGTAAATACTGCGTTTGGATTATTCTCTTTTGCTTTTGTATTATAATCTCTTTTATACCAATCCCATCCTGCTTTTATTCCTGTAGGCAGCATAGAGGCTAACCAAAGAACTCCTTTTCCTACTGCTGTCTGTGGAGTTGTTGCAGGAAACAGTGCTGCTGTACCTCTAAGTAAATTACTTGTACCATACATTAAATCACCAAAATCATCAAACTCTGTATTGTATAATTCTATACTACGTGTTTGATGAGCGTCTATAGCTTTTTCATATTTTGCTAATTCTGCCGCTGTCTGTGGAATAGTCTTGGATGTATCTGGAAAATAATCAAACCATCTAGTATTTTTAAAAGCCTCTACATTCTTAGTATCTTTCTCATTATCCCAAGTATATGTACTCCTCTTCTTTAAAGGATTCCCACCACTGGTATGTGTATTCCAAACCTGAGCTCCCCTCTTTTGCTCATCAGTTGCGTTTTTTGGATGTGGATGTGGGTGAGTGAATCCTCCCTTATCCATTTTACGAGGCGTACCCCCATACTTCATCCAGTATGAATTACTTTTATTTTTAGATGTGTTCTTTTTTCTTGCCATTAGCCATAAGTTAGATCCACAAAAATATTAAAAAATTCTTTAATAACCAAATTTAACGGAACGAAGGTCTAAAAAATGTTTTAAAGTAGTGTAGAATAAACTTAATATTCCTAGGTTCTCCTACTTCTGTGTCATAATTATTATATATTAAATCGATAAACATATATTTATCTCTTAATCTGTCTTTGTTTAATCTAGATGGATCGTAGTTGAATACATTAAATATATCTGCATCTACTATATTCTCATCCATTATATTTCTTGGAACAGCCATTTGCCATTCTCTTTCTTTTTTCTTTATATTAGTCCCTGGAATTAAATCTACATATCCAGTCATTTGATAGTCTGTATAAAATCTTACTCTATCAAAAGTATTATCCTTAATATCTATTAATGATTGATTAGGAACTCCTGAATGTAATCCAGTTACGTGGCCCTCTGTAGTTGAAGGTTTACTACCTCTACCTTTACTCCACAAACTTTCCATATGATATGATACATTATCAAATACCTTTGTAGCTGCTGACTCCATATTAGAAATAAATGTAACCGTACTTGGATATATTACATCATAAAACTTACCATATACTCCATAGTTATGTAAATATAGATTATTTTCTTTCCATCCCGTTACGTCTGGGTCTTGTAGACATATGTCTTGTACATCAGGTGTTACTAAAAATGTGCCAGAATTAATATATATACTAGGATGAAAATCATAAAATGATGTAAATCCTTTAACTAATTCATTATAAGCTATAGTAGTACTTTTCTGACCTATACCGCAGTCTACATTAGCTACTATTAAATTACCAAAATCTATATCAGAATATCTTACATCTGGTTGAATTCCTGCTGGATAATCATTCCAGACTTGAGGTACCCATAGTAGAATGTCTCCAGATTGTATTCCATCTGGATTTGGTACTGGTAAATTAAAACCTGGGCATCCCCACTTGCCTATCATAACAGCAACAAAAGGTCCTACACCATTAATAAAGAAGTTAGTTAAAATTCTCCATTGAGTTGTAGATAGTGTCCAATCAAATTCTTCACAGTCTTCAGTAAAGCATGGATTACACTGAGGAATTACATTCCTTAAAGTAAGTTGTAATACTTCATTTGGGGCTGCACCAAATAGTAGCTCTTGTATGACAGCCTGTTCATATTGTTTTACAAAACCACTATCATGAAATGTAAAGAGAGCTTCATTATTCATAATATCATATGTAGATGTTACACCTTTTTTTAAGATAGGGTTATCAAAACTAACAGCATCTCCTTGTAAGTCATCCATAAGAAATGAATGTAGTCCTGTTACATCTGTTAAAGGGGCAGTTCCTTGACTACTATAACCAAAAATCTTTCTAGCTCTTCTATCAAAGAAATATATAGAGTTATCTGATTTAGTAACAGCCCATTGTTGACTAGATCCAAATTGTGTAGAGATGTATTTGTAATCTTGTATAAATGCTCCCGCCCCTGAACTTACTGTTCCTAATTGTAAAGCTGTTCCATCTGATGCTTGTACTACAGCTGTTGGATTAACAGATAAAGCACCAAAACCAGTATCTTGAAACCAGTACATAGTATCATGCAATCTTGTTAATTTATTAATAGGACCGTATACTCCCTCTACATCTTTATAATCATTTATTAAAAATACAGCCCACGAATCAGTAGGCTCGCCATTAATTTTTGTTTGTGAGTAATAGATCCTTGTATCAAACTCATCTCCAAAAGAGAAAGTCAATGGTAATGGAAAGTAATTTCTAACATCATTCTTGGCATCATATGCAGCATTTAATAAATACTCATCATGTAGTTGTGTACCATCATTTGGATAAGACCCTGTTACAGTCTCTTTACTCGCAAAGTGATACCCGTGTCTCCATAAAACATTTCTATAATGACATTCTAAAGGAACCATACATGCTCTATGGGCTCCCCATGTTGCGTCACTAGGAATCATACTATTAATCCAAGCTCCTGTAGCACTGATAGTATCATAATTATCAAAAGCGCTTTGTCCCCAATTCTTATCAAACTGTGTAAAATCATATATCTGACACTGGACATCTCCTCCCCATATTTCCGTAGTCATAGTATTTAATAAATTTGTACCTGAATTTATTGGATAGAAATGACCTGTACTTATATATTCGCTATAAGTTCTGGCTCCATATGTAGGACCCCCATAAGGATCTGCATATCTTTCATAACTAAATGTTGATCTATAAGGAACATGAGCATATCTAACTTCTACTCCACCACTAACTGCATCACTAGAAGCTCCCATTAAATGATTAGCCCCTGACCAACGACTTACATCTCTATCAAATGTAACTAATAAAACTTCACTACCTATAGATCTTGGTCTATTAGAAGTCCAAGTAAAGGTTAATGTCATTGGAGTTGCTGATCCGGCTGCAGGTGGTAAGTAATTATTCGCTAATCTATCACCTGGATTGGTTACATTATAAAATGAATATTCTAAACTTTCATCTGCTGTATCATCTACAAATCCTGCATCTGGAACCCAAGTTCCCCAATCCAATATATATCTATTATTAGCCGGATCCATTCCGTTTAAGTTACTTATAGTTCCATCAACATAATCAATCTGGCTACTTTGTATTGAACCATTTATTCCTCCTACTGCTGTAATACCTGCATAATACTTATACCAGTTATTTGTATAATGTTGTATTTCTCCTGCTATACTACCCGTAGTAGGCCAGTAACTTTGGTTTAGCCCCATATTATTATTAAAATGTGGTTGAAATACTTGATCTATTTTAAGATAGTCTCCTCTAATTACAGGATAACTTACTTCTAATCCTTCATCTAAATTCATCTCTTCGGTTATATCACTATTCTTCCAACCTAAAGCGCCGTACAATAAAAGTTCATGCTTTCTAGTTTTACATACATTATAACCTAAATGGTCATCATTGTCAGCGTTACCTGTTTGCCATGAGTCAATATTACAACCTTCAGTAGCACCATCACAATATGCCATAGTCCATCCTCCACAAGGCCAGTGAAAATATCCTGTAGTTGGTATCAATACAGAAGTATTATTTACTACACCCCAACTATAACCAGGTCCGCCTCCAGCCGGTGTTTGTGCCACTCGTTCATCCCATTCATCTCTAAGCATATCTAATCTATCCACGGTATGACATAAAGCTGTACCAAATTTAGATTTATCTATATCTTTTCTATCAACTCTTACAATAGAATATCCTGTAAGACCAGCAGCTATTTCAGGATTTATTCCTGCTAAATTAACATCAAAGTCTATACCTATCTGATTTAACCATACTTGTCCCTCCATTCTTAACGGAGAACTATTCAGATTAGAATCAACAGGGCCATTATATGTAGGACTATTAAAGTCCCATGTCCAACTTGACACTGCAAAAGTTCCTGTAGGCTGTCCGGTCCCTGTTGAATAACTAAATGGTATTTTTATATCACCTATCCAATTTACAAAACTTGCTTGTCCTTTATTATTATAAAACACAATACCAAATCGATATGTCTCTCCCCTAGCATAACTACCATATAGACTCCACTTATATGGAGACTTCTGATTATTAAATGTATTGTTCATAGGATAGTTTTGCACACTAATTCCTAAATTTTCAATAGTATTAATAAAAGCATTAGTAACCCCAAAAGAATCTGGGTTAACAAAACATGATGTAGTAGGTGAAGTATTGTGTGAATTACAAGAATCATCATTAAAAAACAGTTGATATTGATTATCTAAATTAGGACAATCCATTTGTGTATCTCCTAGATCTTGTTCTGTTATAAACCTATAACTTACATTAACCCCTGATCCCCCTAAAGTTCCTCCATCAGATTGGAACTGATATTGATCATTTGTAAACCAGTTCGGATTAAGTGCAGGGTTTTCAATGTTAAAAGGATTTATACAATCATGTTGTGCTGGAACATTTGCAGGTAATATAGTTCCCGGACCTCCTGCTGGATCTACTATCACAGAGGCGTCAGATTGAGAATCTAAAAGAGCCTGTGATGAAGAATTATATCTATAAGCACGGGCATCAAAATTAATATAAAATGTAGTGTTTTCAATATTACCAAAAAATAATTTATTATCTTTTGATTCAATAGTTTTTACAGTTTCGAAAGTAGCACCTAACCCAGTAATAAAATCTGTTGTTGATATTGGTATTTGATTTTCAGCGCCATTAAGATTAACTGTTAGAGTAGAAGATCCATTAATTAATTCTGCAAAAGAATATATTTCATCATTTCCTGGGATATTATCTTTTTTATAAACTGCAGCTACCTCTATAAGTTCATAAGAAGTATCAAGTTCACCTATAGTCCATTCAATTCTTTTTCCTGTAATCTTACCAATCTTAGTAACAATATCTCCTTCAGTACCTATAATCTTACAAAAAGGATTATCATCATCTACATCATAGATAGGAACTAAATTTGATAAAGGAGACCAATCTGTTGTAAGTCCTTCACCACTTTTATATCTATAAGAGCATTGATAAACACCTGCTGGTAATTGCCCACCATTTGTTATCCTATTTAAAATAGGCATTGAGAATGATGTTTTGGGAGCTAAATCTAAAAAAGCACATGGAGTAGACATGGTAAGCCCACTTGCTATATTTAATTTTCTTGGGGGATTATAATTGTCTGTCCAATATATTCCCTGAATATCTTTTTTTTCATATCTTCCTAAAGCTTCAATAGGATGACTTTTAGTAAAGTTCATACACTGGGCTCTAGTATATACACATTCAACATAAGAACGTATACCGTATAGATTATCTATAGCAGGTCTAATAAATAGTTTCCAAATCTGTCCTGGCCCACCAGGCTCACCTTCTATATTTGTAGTAAATAAATATATATAATCTCTTAATTTAGTATATCCTATAACACTAAGTGAAGGTTGCGATGGAGCTAATTGTATTACATCTGTAAAGTTTTGAGCTAACCCTGATACAAGAGATGAAATAGAAACACTTCCTACTTGTTGTACTGTCCAATCTGCACCTCCACTAGAAGGATACGCAGTAAAATCAGCGTCAGTCGGTTTACCCCATAGCACTAGAGTGTTTGAAGACTCATCATATATATGAAAAAATCCGTCTAAACCATCAGCTAGGTATGAAGGGGGGCTTGTTAATACAACCCCATTTAAACTCCACGCCCCTGCAGTAATATCTACTAGTGTTGATGCTAACTGTAATATTGGATTACCTCCAGTATTAGTAATAGTAATACTATAATTACCAAGTCCTCCTACAGAAACATCAACAGTCATACTCCAAGTTAATCCTGATAAGTCTGTCCCTTCGCTTAATCCGATTTTTATAACTTTAGGAGACGTTGGAATTTCAAGCATAAAATCATTACCTTCAATATTAACCATAGCAGCTCCCTCCTTTCCAGAATTTGCTACTATTCTAATATTGTTAGCTTCGTAGTACTGATCACTTTTCATAGCATATTTAGAAATATCCTGATTCATACCTTGATAAAAAGTATTTAAGCTTACAGGTATTTTATTTTCATCTTGATTCTTTTTTGCCATTAGCCTACTTTTCTACGTTCTTGATTTCCTAGGTCAGTATAAAAAGTTTGATGTGCTGTTTGTGATGGTTTTAATTTTAACCATTGTAATCTGATGTTATCCATCATATCTAGATTAGGCATGTTAGCCGAACCTCTAGCTTGTTTAACATACCACTCCCAATCTCTTTGACTATCTCTATATAGATTTTCTGGCATAGTTCCTTTTCTCCATCCTATTCTATCAATCATCATAGTTATGTATGCTTTTAAAGCTTTTTTATAACTTACATTATCTGGAACCATTGGATAGCCTTCATGATCTACTTTGATTCCCCTGAATGCCATCAAGATACATCCGCTCTCAAAAGAAGTAACAACAAAATTATCATTAATATAATAACAATCTCCTCCTTGATTTATAGTACTTCCTTGCATAGGAAAGTTATCTTTATTTACTTGTTTGCCATCTATAAAATTTGTAGTACCGCTTGTTGGCGATGTAGAAATAGCTCCAAAAGTTCCTGTACATAACTTTAAAGGATTACCGTTATAAGATATAGAATCCATAATATGTAGGTTACAAGGAAGAGGGGCTCTATGTTCTTTTACACAAATCTCAGCTACTAGTTCTTCATACGCTAGCCCCGCTCCGATTAATTCTAAGGCTTCTCCTCCCCACTCTATCACGTCCCAAATATCTAACTCTTCATGAATTTGAGTATCTCTATAGACACCTTCTATTATTTCTTTTATGGATGTAAATTTATATATCATTTAAACTTTTTTTATCTATTCATAATAGTCCACTTTTTTCCCTTTTAATAAAGAAGCTAATCTTCTTTTATTAGTTCGAGTAGCTTGAAAACTATATATAGTTTTATTCTTTACTATAGCGTTTTTCTTTGACCAAAACCATCTATAATTAAATCCATCTGTATGATCGTTTAGATGATAAACAACCTTCTTATGTTTATTAGTCTCTTGCCAATTTATTTTTAATTTATTCTTGCCTGCTGAATAATTCATTTCTTTTTTTAGTATTCGAAGTGATCCCAATCTATGAGGCATTTTAAACTCTTTAGCTTTTAGGAGGATTTCGTCTATGATTAATTTATTAAAATTTTCACATATACTTCTATACTTTTTATAACCTACGTCATAAAAATCATCATACTCCTTATAAGCTTGAACTAGTGTACAACTAGTTTGCTTTGCCTTGGTTAGGAGTTCCCCGCACTGCGGTATCCTCCTTTGCGTTGTTTTCGTCATCGCTTGGTGCATTTAAAATTATTGAAATTCTTTTCTGTAATATTATACTAGCAACCTGTTCTGCCATAGATAAGGAAATAGGAAAAGGAAAGTCCCAGTCATACTCACAAGATGAAAGGATAGGATTCTCTGACGATGTACAATAGTTCATCTTCCAAACATCTTCAGGGTCTTCAAAAATCCCTGTGACTTTAACAGCGTCTATTCTCATATCGCAGCTTACATATAAGTGGTTGTTTTTAATATACCAACGTTGTTTAGAATTTGTATATTTATTATACTTATTCCATTTACGTCTGGTATCTGTAGTTTCAGAAAATGGCCTCATACCATCTAAAGATTCTACGGCCAATATACTGTCTCTACCATTTCGTTGAACTGATGTAGGGATGGGATTTATAGATTTAAGCACGTGGACTCCCAGATCAATCTCACAGCATTCTGAAGCATCAACCGGTGTTAAATGAACACAGTTAATATATTCCACACAAGACGCAGCAACTCTCATTTTCTTTCCTAACATTTGAGATAACAAAAGAGATCTCTCCTGCTTTATCCAATATGCTACTTGTCTAAAACTTATATCAGCATCGTCAGTACTTTCACCGCCGTATGCTGTATTAATTATGTCGTATACTATTGTGTTTAAATTTACCATTAGTTTAAATATTTACCTGTAAATAACCCTCACATCCTTTCTCCTTATTCCAAATATATGCTTGAGCACATCTCGATGCGGAATAACCCATCAGTTTGTGCCAAGAATCGTTAGCGCATATTGAAGGAATAAATCTTACTTTGATTCCTCTATACTCGTTAACCATTTCTTTATGTAGATGCCCACAATGAACTTCTCTAAACTTAGTTCGTGCAAACATCATTGGCTGCTCTGTAGCCATTATAAGTGGCATATTTGCAGCTTTCTCTTTATCCCCATGAGTAAACATAATCATGTTAGTTCCATACTCATAATACTTTCTCCCTTCTGTATCATTGTCTACAGTAACATTATCATCTTTCATATACCACGCAGATAAAACTTCACCTGCATAGAACATACGTTCATGATCGTGATTACCCTGAATAACAACAACATCTACTGGAGCATACTGACTTAGATAATTTATAGCTTTTATCATTAGTTTTGTATATCCAACAAAAGATTGCTGCCAATCCATTGTATCATCTTGAGGAGTTCCTTTTGTTGTGGCTCTACTAGCACCTTCAGAATTCATTCCATCATTACCTATAGGCAATAAGAATCTTTCTATATTTAATCCTTTTGCTCTCTGATGTAATTCTTGAATTGAATTCATATAATTAACTTCAGCTTGCTCCGGACTAATACCAGTCCTCTTACCATAATGAATATCCGGTAAAGATATTTCATATACAATAGGACTCTCCTTTTTTATATCATACGATCTTTTTAAAGTCGTAGGGGATATAGATTTTAAACTTTCAAAGAACTCATCTTTAACATCTCTCATTGCTTGATCTCCCTCTTTTGTTACTATAGAGTAACGAGTTTGACCCCTCATTGTTTGCCATATCTTCACAGACTTGACGTTGGATCGGTCTAATCCTTCTGCTGTTAGCAAGGAGTTAAAATCAGAATCATTCATATTGATATTATCATTATCAATTTCATCTTCTTCTCGTTCCCATTTAAATCCTCCAGCACTTTTACGCTGACCTTTTAACACTCTACAGATACTTCCTTTATCAATATCTGTTTTATCTGACGCTTCTGTTATGCTCTGGTAACGTCCTACCAGTTGACCTTCATACGTGATCTGTAATATCATATTTTTATTTCATTAAGTTATCGTATACCGTGAATAGCTTTCAACGCAGCTACATCTGCAGTTAGTGTAGCTACAGTCGCAGTAAGATTTGTTATTAAAGTTGTTGCTGCTGCAAGTTGATCAGTAGTCGTTCCAATATCTGATTTAGAAATTACATCACTCACTGTATTAGCCTCAAGTTCTGCTAATACTTGATTAAATTTCCAATCTAGATTAGAACCATGACGACCCTTTATTGGTGTACGTCCATTTTTTGTTTTTCTATACCTATCTAATATACTCATTATTTTTTTATTTTTATATTATACATTAATCCTATATTATGAGTTTTATCAAGAACTCCGTATCTATAAGAGTAAGAAGTACCTCTTTTATCTGTTAAGCCTAACATAGGAGAGAAGTTGAATTTATCAGCATTCCCTCCTACTTCAAGACCTACATTCAAACTAAAACTAGACGGTTGTCTAATAATAGTTTGATTATTGTTAATAATTACTGTATCAATCTGAAAGATATACTGTGGAAACTTTGGTATATAATCAATCTTCTGATTCAGCATACTTCCTTGAACCTGTGTCCATACAGATCCTGTTAATAAACTATCTGTAAAATCATTAGTATATTCTTTTACACTATCATTTATTATTAATGGATCATCAATAGTTACAACTACTGTATGAACTATTGTATCTATAAACAAAACTGTATCTACAAATGTAGTTCTAATAGTATCAGTTTCAGTTATTACAATATCATCAGTATTAGTTCTACACCCCTCTGAATTAATAATATATAGAAAAAGAGCTATTAAAGCTATTATCCATATTTTATTCTTTTCCATTAGTTCCAAAATATTAATTTAGTTAACACTCCCGCAAGTGCTACCCAAATTGAAAATAAAACCTTTGTAGTTGATTTACGAAAAGACGTATTCTTATTCACTCTAGCTGTTACTCCTACATCTGGATCTAAAAGTTTTGTTTTTATAAATCTAACATCTTCTTTTATATCCGCTAGTTTCTCATCTAATTCTAAGTTTGTTATTCGTCTTCCCATTAACTTTATGTTTTTATTCCACTACAACTAATCCTAGTAAAGGTTTCATAATATTTGCATCTAGATTAAGATCTACAACATCTTCTAAATTTATTTGAAATAAGGTTACAGTAACTTTCTTGCTAAGAACAGAGTCCCATCTTTTATTGGCTTTTTCTAAGTTATCACCAAATTCAATTTGATTATTCTCTGACTTAACAGGTGTTCCTGTTTCGTCTTTAGTAGCTAGCTCATCAGTTAAAGCTTTATGCTCTGCATTAATTATATCTACAGCACTTGCAATACTATCTAAATTCTTAGTTATTGTATGCCATACTTTAGATTCTTTACTATTAATGTAAGCTAGTCCTTGACTAATAGTTAGTAGGTCTCTGTTTGTTATTTCAGTCCCTTCTGTTTCTTTCTTTTCTACTTTTAACGTCTTTACTTTTGTACTCATGTTATTGTTTTTAAATTAATATTAATTATTATTACATACTTGGAGTTATAACTATATATAACTGTCCAGCTACTGCTGCTGTTCCTAAATCTCCTGCTACTGCGATAGTCACAAACTGTGCATTTCCTGCAGCAGGCTTAATGATAATAACATGATCTCCAACCTTAAGACTTCCAAAGTCTGTAGTTTGTGATACTGATGTAGCAATGATTACATCACGTAATCCTATGTTATTCATCTCTGTTATTTTTTTATTCATAGCTTTTGTCGATACAAATTTCTCGAAGAAACGTGCTCCTAGAGACGCGACTTTGCTAAACATCGTAATGTCTGTCTTTTCTATACCCATTATTTTTTATTTTTAAATTTATTAATTATTTTCTTTACTAACTTCTTTCTTTCATGTTCTTGGGCTTGTTCATAACTCATGTTTCTAGTTACATCCCAATAATATTTTGACTTTTTACCTTTAAACATTCGGCAAATATATAAAAACTTTTTCACATTTAACAATCTGATAAATATTCTTTCCATAATTCATACAGCATTGAAGAGTTTAATTGCGCTATTGGATAATCTGGAATATGGAAAGCCATTCCATAATTACTTAATGAACCTCCTTGATACCCCGTTGGTAATGATGGATCGCCTCCTGCAGAAGCCCCCATATACGGATTAGGTATAGTAACATCTGTTGCTACAAAAGTGTCAAATCCAAATGCTGCTGGTACACCTACATAATCAGCGCAACTTATATGACCTTGATAACTAATATTTGCGCCCATAACCTGCGCACCTACAGCACCAAACATATGATAAAGAAATCCTATTTTTGCTTGTGCTACAAAATTTGGAGTATCATGTGAACCTGCATAAATCATAGTTTTCTGAGTTGTAACCCAAGGATTTAAATTAGCAACTCCATTAACATCCCATCCATATTGATGTAAGGACATATAGTTATTATAATCTGTTTTCCATTGTGGAGCCAATACATTTCCTGGATCCGTACCCAGACTGTTCCAAGTAGTTGCTGGTACTCCAGCCCATGTAGCTGCACTACATATACCTCCAGATTGATTACTTCCTGCAATATCTTCATAGTATCCATAATTTCCAGGTGTTCTTGATTCATCTTGGAATATTATAACTACTGAGTCTATATCTCCTCCTTGGAATTCATGATAAGGATCACTCATACCTTCTTTACCTAATCCGTCTTGCCAAGGATTAACTTGAGTAAATCCATCAGTTGCATAAGAGCCTGGTAGAACCATCAAACTTTCTAATAGTGGGCCGTGTGTAGCTGCATCATAAGCTGTTCCATTACAGTTGATTGGTGCTCCCCCTACTCCATTTACCATAGTGTGCCCCATAATTACTCTTTGGGCCGTAGGTAAAGTTCCTGTAGCCATTGGATTTACTCCGGATCCATTTGCTCCCTTATTACCACTTAGTGGATATTGTGTCCATGCTAACCAATCTTCTGGCGCTGTAGGACTACCTGGTGCAGCAGCTCCAGTACCATTACAATTATTACATGGACCAAACAGTGATCCGTGTGGCCATGCCCCTGGTATTATATATAGGTGCCCTGTATAAGAAGGGTAGTCAGCTTGTAATTGTTGGAAAGCTGGTATTATTGTATTTTGTTTAAAGTTGATACATTCTTGTAATCTATTTAAATATGTTCCGCCAAATGTTGAAGTTACATCTAAGAATACATATATATTACTATTACCAAAGCATCCTGTATCACAAGTTACTTCTTGGTCTGTTAGTCCAAATGGAACATTACAGTCATCACAAACATCTGCAACTTTATCAAAGAACTTTTTCATATCTATTTCATCTAAACAGTTTTCACACTCTGCTTCGAAAGTTCCTTCTTCTGGATCATGACTATCACAGTCTTCTACACACTCTTGTAAAGTCGTATATTCTCCTGTTCCCGCATAATTAGTAACACATCCAAATGCTGGGTCACAATCATAGTTAGGTATAACTCCTACACAAGTAGGATCTGCTGGACATCCATTACATGCCTGACATGCAACTAATCCTCCATTAGTATTATTCCAAGTACCACTTCCATCTCCTGGGTCAGTACAAACACTTACTCCATTATTTGTTACACAATTCCATGACTCTACATAACATGGTTGAACATTATTAATTACTGCAGTCTGACAATCTACAAGACTTGTAAAATCTCCAGTACCATTTCCTGGGTCAACACATATATAACTAGCTGTACCTACATCCCAAAGACAATCATAACTTTCATCAATAGTTGAACAACAACTTGGTAATGGAGCATTCTGGCATAGAGGAAGAGTTGCATAATCGCAAGGTAAAGTATAACATGGTTCACAAGCGCAAGGTCCAGTTGCTGGCCCTACACAATTATATCCTAATTCTGTCGGACAACAATCAGTTTCATTAAGGAACATTGTAGGACAATCTGGATAAGTACCTGGTCCACATCCTGCAGCTACTGTACATAAGCAACTTCCAGGACCTGCACATTCATAACAATAACTTCCTGTACAGGCAAAACAATCTACATAACTTCCTGTTACTGCTACTGTTACACATGTAGCTGGATCACATATTGAAGGGTCCTCACATTCTACTATCCAACATTGAGCTGAATTACCATTTATTTTTATTACTCCTCCTGTACTATATGCTAAAGCTAAATCAGCACTTTGGCATACATTATTTATTATATTATTTGCATCTTCACAATCTATTAATTGATAACAATCACATAGTGTTGCACCTCCACAATCATTGCAATCTTGATAAAGTCCTGTTACTGTAACAGGTCCTACTGGAGTACATGATGGTGTATTACAAGGACCACAAAGCTCAACATCATAGCAATCTACCCCATCAGTATCTAAGATTCCTGGAGCACCTGGTCCTATTGTTACAACTTGTCCTAGTTCAGCTGATAAGTCATTAGTAACTACTGTACAAGGAGCTGTAGTTGTACATGCACATCTATCCTGCGTAATAGCGAAAGGTGGAATGCTCGGTAACCCAAAATGAACTTTTATTAATGAAGCAATACCTAAATACGGTGTCGCAGGATTTGAAACTCCGGCTACACCAAGTCCCACAAGATCAGCTAAGAAATCAGTCCATTTGTTATAACCTGCTGCTATTCCCGGAGGGGGAGTAAGGGTACCAGGTTCATAACAAGTAAAAGTTCCATTATTAGGTAAAACAGGAGGGAAAAGTCTCATATGTCCTCCACCTGGAGCTATACATGGATTTGGTCCTGGAGGTTGAATATTATTACCATATGTTAATGTAGCCATATCTGTACTATTTAATGGAGAATTAGCAACATCAGAAATAAACTGTAATGCCATTCCTTTAGAGGTTGATACTCCTACCATTATCTCAGTGAGAGCAGAACAAGTATCTACTGTTGCGGTTGCTTGCCCACAAGGACATAATTGATAACATTGATTGTTATCATCACAGCATTGTGTACAGTCTTGATATGAATTAGTTACTACCACAACTACTGCTCCTGCAACAGGACAGGGTTGAGGAGTACAATTAATCTCATAACAAGCTCCTGGATATAAGTCTATTTCTATTACTGTTCCATTACCTATAGTACCATAACACCATTGTGATAAATCTGTAGTTGTAATTACTTGTTGTGGTGCCCCCATAACAGTAGTACATGGACATAAATCTAATGTATAACAATCATTACTTCCTACTGTACAATCATTACAATCCCAAGTAGGATCTCCTCCAGTAATATTTACTGGATTAATTAATGTAACTCCTCCTGGGCATGGTTGTACTATATCTACTTCCCAACATCTTTCTCCCGCAGCAGAACCATCATCCCAAACTACTACTCCTCCTACATAGCCCGCTAAAGTTGGATCATCTGAATAATGTGTTACATATACACATCCAGAACCTCCTAAACATACACCATCTTGACATGCATAATTTAGATCTGAATTTCCATATATTCCACAAGCAGCTCTTCTATCATATATACCTTCAGGTCCGAGTAGTCCTGTAGGAAACTCAGTAGCAAAAGAGGCTGTAGTTGCGAATGGCCCCATTAAAGCATCTGAATTAGGCATAATTCCTGGACAACATGGAACCCAAACACCAGAACCAGGAAAGGTTTCACAGTGATTCAATCCAGGACAACTCGACTTACTTTGATAACAAGGACAATCACAAAGAGCAGTACAATCTCCTGCTGGCCCTACTCCACCAAATGTTAAGAAATCGTGACCAAATCCAAACGCATGAAGTATTTCATGCATACCTACTCTAATTAAAGAGAATGAGTTTGCTACTACTGCATCTCCTGCTTTTCTCCAATCCTCATTTACATCAAATAATAATAAACCTACTTCTGGAGAAGTTTTAGTAATCCCTGTAATGTTATTATTTATATCTCCTGTAAAACATAATCCTAATATTCCTGAAGCCCCTCCGGAGTTTCCACAACCTGTTCCACCTGCAGGATCTAGAACTCCAAAGTCTGAAAGTCCAACTCTAAAGTCTCCTATTCCTGCTACACCATTTGAATCTGTAAACGAAGTTCCGTTCCATGCCGTTATAGTATTTGTTCCCATCGCTGGATCACCTGCAGTGTATCCAGTTTCATATCCTAAATCTGTAAAGTTAATAATTAAGTTTGCGTTATATCCACAATTAGTATTAAACATACCTTCAAACATAGCTTTAATCTCAGCAAACATTGTTTGTATTTCTGTTTTAAACTGTGCATGTGTAATTTGATATGTTTTATTATAAGCGGCACACGTTGGGCTTACACCTGTTGGATTAGCTGTACCCGGTCCCTGCTCTACAGCTACCGCTGGTCCAAATCCAGGGATACCTATTGGGAATGTAGCTCCATCATTGATAAAGCTATAACTCATATTTATAGTTTGATTGACTCCACCAGCTAATGCCATTACAGCACTTACTATTTGTGACCATCTTTCTGGTCCTGATGCACTACAAGTTGGTGACCAAGACTTTCCGTATGTAATCATATTCGGAGGCATCGTTGTTGGATCATTTACTGAACAAGAATTATATCCAGCCGAACCTCCCGTACAATCACATTCTGTTAATATATAACAATCTCCTGGTGGTACAGCACAATCTGTACAATCATTGTGTGTAGTTGTAATAGTCACTGGACTAACAACATTAAGTGGATCACAAGGACACGGCATGTTTAACCATACTGGGAACCTTTCACCCATTCTTCTTCCTCCTATATCAAAAGAAGGAACAGGTATATTACCTAGCATACCTTCTTGAACTGAGAATGCATTATTAGGATCATCTAATCTTAATAATGAGTTTGTAATTTGTTGACCTTGTCCTACTGATTGTTGCCAAGGCACATTAAATTCTTGTTCTACTAGATTTAACCACAGCTTACCATCAGGCGCACATGTTAAATCTACAATAACAGTATGACATCTAGTATCATCGTAACCTCCATACCATCCAGTTCCAGAATTTGCATCTGGAAATACTTTATAGCTGTTACAAGATCCAGACCAGCCAGAACCAGGAGGAGACCAAATATGGTCTGCTCCAGTATCAAATATGGCAGCATCAGTAGTAACAGTTGGAATCAGGAATGCTCCAGCTGCCCACATATCTTGAGCATATTTTTTTAAATTGAAAGCGTGTAAACTGTACCCAGCTTTAGCATCTGGTACTGTATATGGAGTAGCAGTGTCGTAGTAAGTTGCAGTACTAAACCATATAATATTTCCATTAGGACTAAATGCAACTGTTCTAGCATTATTAATAGCTGTAAGTCCCTCATAACAATGGCCTGCTATACTTTCAACTTGTTCTTGGAACATTCCTCCTACAATCCAAGAATACACACCGTTGTTAGCTCCTCCATTATAACCATTATTCATCATCCATCCAAGCTGTGCCGTAGCAGATAAAGCTGTTACCGGGTTTAATCCCCATACAAATACTGTCCAATTCTTTGCTTCTGCTGCTAAATCCTCCTGAATTCTAAGTACTATTATATCATTTGTTTGATTAACAAGTAGTTCTCCAGCTCCTATTGATTTAAGAGTTGAATTATTCATAATACCAGCGCCCATATCTACTGCTACGAATGATGCGCTTATTCCGGCATTATCAAATTTTATAGCTGCAATATGTTGATTAGCCCAATCTAGATTACTACTCATACTGGGAACATAGAAGAAATGCCAATAGGCAGCAGAGCCTATTCCCGTAGTTGTATTAACACACATAAACTCAGATGCTTTAGCTAATAGTGTAGTATTAACAGATGCAGCTAAGACTTCTCCTTGTCCGCCATTTAAAGTCATATCAACAATAGACCATTTTATTGGGCCATCTCCTGCTGAGTTTTGTATTACATAATATTGATGCCATACATTATTTGTATTTCCCCCACTTGCTACTGGTATAATAACTGCTCCTTGAGCTGGGAATGTTTTTCCTTCTCCACCAACTTCAGCTACATTTGCATCTCCTTCATGTACAGGCCCTGTATCTAAATTCATTTTAGTGTGCGTTCTATCATATATCCAATGACCATCTGTATAAAACATTAAGTCTCCGGCAACAAATGCATGACCACCTATAGTAGCATTTCCTGTTGATGAGTGGACAGCCGCCCCTCTAAATGTATAAGCATTACTAGCTGCTGCATTACTTGAATTGTAATTTGCCATCTGAGAAGCACCAACAAAACTTGATACAGCCGCCCCTGAAGAAAAGTCTACTCCTAATGCTTCTCCATAATACCAATGTGTACCTGCTACTGGATTACCCGCCGAAACACACATTTTCCAACATCCTGGCCATCCACCTATTTCTACAACATCTGTTCCTATAGTTACTCCTGTTGCACCATCTACTGTTAAAGTATTACTAGGATCAGCACAGTCTTCTAGTAAAACACAATTAACAGGGCATGGATCTATTGGGCAATAAGTACAGTCTGGATAATTACCAGTTCCCACTGTAGATGTATTAATTGCAGTTACATCAGCGTTAGGTAATGAGTTTGTACAATCACCTACTGGAGAATTTGCGCTTACTTCCCAACACCCAGAATATATGATACCACCTACTGTAATATCGGCTTGAACTACTGATCCTATATCTGCATTTGTTATTCCTGTTGTTGTCTCAACTATTTGTGGTAATACATAATCATCACCACAACAATGCGATACTACTACACAAGTTGCACCTTGCGCATCACAAACTTGGCAGTTCGCATGGGTAGTTGTTATTACTCCTATCGGATAAACTGTCATTACAGGCCCCTGACAATCAGGTAATTTTTCCCAACATAAATTAACTAAGTCTGGAACCACTCCGCCAACAGTTATTTCATACGCTTGAATTCCTCCCGCTGCCGCTACTACGGTAGGAGAAGTATTATAATCTACACTCACTATTTGTCCTGTAATACAATTCTGTAATCGTATATAAAAATGACAGTATGTACTACAGTCTGGTAATGTATTTTGTATAGTTAATGCTACCTCACCACCTGTACATGTATTTAGTATTATTTCTCTACAGAAACATTCACCATTTAATTGTACTGTCATTCCAGAAGTATAAGGAGCAGTTATAGTTGGAGTTAAAGCATCGTCTGTATATAATATATCAGTTGGATCATTACAATTTGGTAATCTATAACACAGAGTAGGAAGAACTGCACAAGCTGCACAGTCTACATAAGGTCCTGGATTTGCTGAAAGTGTAACTATTATAGGGCTAATACAAGTAGAAACTCTTTCTACTTCCCAGCAAGTATCTCCTAAAAGTTGAATTATTGACCCAACATATGGATCTAGTATACTTTGATTACTATATTGTACTGCACCTGTAACACAATTAGTTAATTTATAACAACA